CATCGCCGTCCACGCCCCAATCAAGTTCAAGGGGCATCGTTGCAATGCCCCTGTCCGCAAGGGCGGGGTTTGCGGAAGCTGCCGAAACGAAATTGATATAAGCGCCCGGCAATTCCTTATTCTGCAAAACAAAAGTTCCGCCACCTAATGCCATTTTATTTCACCTGTCCTTTCAAATAATTTTCAATCATCTGTTCCACGGCTTTAACCGTGTACGTTTCATCCGGGGAAAGAAGGGCGGTCAGAATATCCCGCCTGTCCCGGAAACGGTCAGCCGCAAGCAACTGATTTTTTGAAAATTTACTTTCAACAATTTCAGGTTTCTTTGCGTTTGCGGCTGCGGGCTTTTTTATTGCCATTCGTTTTCACCTATCCTTTCGCCGTTGTGTCGTGTGTCAGCGCTTCCATAATCGGGGGTTCGTCCTTCCTGATATATACGAAAGCATCGTAATTCACAAAGAAGTTCAAAACCCCGTCAACGAATTCGCTGTGCATTTTTGTTCCCATCGTCAGATCACCGTCAACCGTGATATACTCCAACGCAAGGAACAGGCGATCCGCAACATCGTTACATTCTTCTTTCGCCTTGTTCCTGCTTTTCGGGAAATACTGAATACAGAACGGATTTTCCCGGAAGTACCGTTTATCGAAAAACAGCCTGAACGTGGGATTGATACAGGAAATAAAAAAACAAGGCTCTTTCAAACCTTGCTTCAACTCGTTCGCCCTAATCGTGTATTCTTCGCTTTCCGCATTGAATTCCGCATCAAGGGCAACGCTGATCCCGTCAATTATTGAATTGATAGTCATTTCATACATTCCCCCAAATACTTCTTTATCTTTGCTTCAAGCACTTTCGGGGCGATTTGCTGAATCTCCTGTTCGGAAATCGTCAGCATGAACCGACCTTGAACCCACCCGCTATGATTTGCCGTTCGGTGTCCAAACTCCACATAAGAAGCATATTCGACCGGGTTGACAATCTCAATAACGAGCGTGTTCCCGTTGTGTTTGATTTCAAGGGAATCGGCATACGCTTTCGCATTGCCGCTCCCACCGCTTGCGGCTTCTTCGTGGGTGTTTGAAGTCCACCCACGCCGTAATGTGCCGCCTTTTTTACCTGTGCTTTTGGGATAAA